TATATTCCAATGAGACCTTACGAATGGAAAGACAGAGTTAATGTTACTGTTCAGGTTGGTCTTGGTACAGGATCAAAAGAACAACAACTTATTCTGTTAAACGCTATATTGGAAAGACAAATGCAGGCAATAAACTTACAACAAAATACATTTGGTCCAATGGTTAATCTAAGGAATATATATAATAGTTTAAAGAAATTAATTGAAAATGCAGGACTCAACGGGATAGAACCATACTTTATGGATCCTGATGTTGGTGCTGCACAAATGCCTCAACTACCACCTAAACCACCTACTGAGTTTGAAAAAGTTACATTAGCTCAGGTACAGGGTGAAAATCAAAGAGCTCAACTTAATGCCAATGTAACATTAAAAGAAATTGAAGGCAGAATGAGACAACAATTACTTGATTTTGAAATAAAGATTAAAGAATTAGAACTTAAATACGGATCTAAAATAGATGAGCTTGAACTTAAACGTAGAAGTATGTTAGAACAAGCAGATCTAAATAAATCTGGTGATTTAATGAAAGAAATAGTAAAAGGACAACAACAATTCTTTAACGATGGACAAAATAGAAACACAGGTCAGGGAGGGCAAGCGAGCCCAGGTGCTCCTAAACGATCCCCTGCTGAAACAGGCATTTGAAGATCTCCTAGAAACTTATAAGCAGGAGATTTTCCACACAAGTTTTGCTGACGATGAAAAACGTAGATCCCTTTGGATGGCATATAATATGCTAGATAAAATCCGAGGTCATTTACAGACTATCATGGAAAGCGGAAAACTAGCTCAAA